CCGATCAGGTGGACATGAACACCGGACCCAAGGGCGGGGGCATCACACCGGCCATCCATGCTTGGGCGAGCAAGAAGTACGGCAAGGGCAACGGTGTCAGCATCACCAATGCTGCGATTGCCAAGCAGCGCGGCTCGATGAGCATCGACGCCCCGAAGGGCAAGCACGTCGAGGTCAGTGTGCGCGGCAAGTACGTGATCGTGAAGACGGAGGGCAAGAAGGCTGCGTTCTTCGAGCTGAACGAAGCCACCGACGACGACACCGACGACCTCCCGGCCAAGGCTGAGGCGGGCCTCAAGGCTAAGGCGAAAGAGATGGGCGCGATCAAGGTCTCGGGCAAGGGTCCGAGCGTGAACGCGACGTTCGACGACAAGGCCAAGGCATCGAAGTTCTTTGCGCACGCCAAGACGGTCGGCAAGGCCGCGATGCGCCGCTCCGGCGACACCGAGTTCACGGTGCACATCGACGAGGACGTGGACGAGGCTGCGGGCGGGTTCATGGACATCGACCCCGGTTCCGACGCGGTGCGTACGCTCGTGGACGCGGGCATCAAGGCGCTGGAGAAAGATCCTCGTTGGAAGGCTCTCGACAATCATGGCAAGCGCCAAATTGTCATTAGCATGAAGACCGGGTACATGAAGGCGATCAACCGCAAGCAGGATCAGATCATCACGCTCGATCTGTCGAAGGAGGGCGGGCCGAAGTTCCGCACTACGATTCCTCGCGGGGCCAAGCAGGGCGATCACAAGTACAACCCGTTCAGGAACGAGTCGGTGGACGAGGCCAAGGGCACCGTGCGCGTCACCGTCAAGAAGAAGGACGGTGAGTGGGCGGCCGTCTACTTCCTCGACGGCAAGCAGCAGGAAGGGCCGACCTACTACGCGGGCGGCGACGACCGTGAGGCGAAGCAGGACGCCGAGAGCACGGCCAAGGCGATGCGCAAGCAGGCCAAGGCCAAGGGCTTCACCGTTCAAGAGGACGAAGAGCTGCCCGAGGGCTGCGTTGCACTCGGCGACGGCCGCTACTTCGCCGCCGGTGCGATCTGCGAGACCCTTGACGACGCGCGCGGGCTTCTGTTGCTCGGCACCGACGAGGACGAAGAACCGAAGCCTTGGCACCCGGACCTGGAGTTCGATGAGGACACCGACGAGTCCATCGACGAGATGGGTCAGATCTTCCGCATCGGTAGCGGCGGCCTGACCCCGATCGACACCTCGATGGCCCTCTCACCGAAGTCGTCCTACTACCTCGGTGCATCGAGCAGCCCGACGCACATCGTCGTGACGGCCGTGGACGACAACTTCATCACCTACTCGCAGTACCCGTACACGACCACGCACAAGATCGAGACGCAGGTGGGCACGGACTTGATCGCTCAAGGCACCCGCCGCCACATGAAGACCTACGCGGCGCATCTGGACGCCAAGCAGAAGGCGTCGTGGGAGGCGAACCTCAAGGGCAAGCCCGGCGCGCTGAACGGCAAGCAGCCCGTGAAGGGCTTTCAGTACGTGCTCGTCACCTGTGTCGAGAACGGCAAGACGCGCAACCTCTACGGCGAGACGAAGAGCTGGGGCGTCCTGACCGGCTATTGGGAAGACGGTAAGCCGGGCATGAAAGGCGACGCGGCAGGGAAGCCCACGACCACCATCAAGGTTCCGCGCAACCGCGTGCCGAGCATGAAGTCCGAGGGCGGCTTCGACATCGTGTCGGTCGGCAAGAAGGTCGTGGAGTCGGACGACGACTACTGCGACTGGATCGACGAGAACGAGATCGACGAGTTCACGAGCGCCGCCATTCCCGCGATCGGCACCATGCACCCGTGGGTCAGCCCGTACGGGAGCGAGATGCAACGGCTCGTAGAGCCCGAGGATCTCGCGGACGCTGACGCTGACGAAGCGCCGGACGGCTGCGTGCTCGATGAGCACGGCAACGTCGAGATCCTGACCGAAGCGGTCCATCCGACCGTCGAAGGTTTCCTCATGCACCTCGTCGGAGGGCTCACGCAGAAAGACGTGCGTGACGTGCGCCGTGCTGCCAAGAAGGGCGGGTACACGAACCCGTACCAGCTCGCGCACTGGCTCGGTGCCAAGCAGGCGGTCGAGAAGTCGATGGGCAAAGCCAAGATGAAGAGCAGCGACCCCGTTGACTTGAAGCGTCTCAAGGCTCTGTTGGCCGACAAGTTCATCGTCGATTACATGACGCCGGTGAAGAACACCATCAAGGCGATCGACGTGTTCCTCGCGACCGGCAAGGCCCCGATGTATCCGGGCGTTCGTGCGCAGCGGGTCAAGAAGCTCCCGGAAGCGCAGGCGATCGCCGCGATGCCGGAGGTGCTCGAAGCGATGGAGTGGGTCGAAGACCACTGCGAGATGTTCATGGACATCGAGGAGGCGGGCATGGCTTCCGACTACCTCGGTACGGCCGCCGGTCGCCGGAAGGTGTCGAAGGCTGCTCGTGCTGGCTTCAACACGGATCAAGCATTTCCGCGCGGATCGAAGGCCAAGAAGCTGCTCGACACCGCCGACACGGCGCTCATCAACGTCTTGCAGGACGGCATCGCGAAGCTCCGTGTCGCGATCCGCAAAGCGCAGGCGGGCGACCAGAACCTTCAACTCCACGCGATCCCCGGAGCCAGCTCGAAGGATCTGCTCAAGCCGGTCGTCAAGGCGTTGCAGGGCTACGAGAAGACCGTGGGCTACCTCGTCAAGCAGGCGCAGACGGCGGAGAGCATCGACGAGGACACGCTCGAAGAAGGCGCGAGTCTCCACGATGCGCTCGCCGCCATGTTCGTGAGCAACCGAGGACGCGCCTACACGGCGAGCAACATCGCGAAGCTCCAAACTGTGAGCCTCGCGGAAGCCATGAAGGTGCTGACGACGCTCGTGCGGGAAGGCACCCTCCAGTTCAAGCGCAGCGAAGGCTATTCGCTTCGTGGGAACTCAGGGTCACTTCGTATCGCGGGTGCGCGCAAAGGGGCGCGGGCTGCGCGTGTCAGCGATCAACGCACCTACTACGAAGACGTGGACGAGGACGAGCTGGGCGAGCGGGGTTGGACCCCGCCGCCGGGAGGCATGGATCTAACTCGCAAGGCGTCCAAGCCTGACCCGACGCCCCCGCAGGCGTACGCGGTGATGCGCGGCAAGGAGGTGCTCTACCTGACTAACCGCCGCGCTTCGGCGTTCAAGTGGATGTCCGCGCTCGGGGATTCGGACCTGCAAGTCGTGAAGAACCCGCAAGGCTGGAAGCGCCTGTGGCCTCAGTTGGGAGACTTGCTCCCGGAAGCGGTGGATGAGGGCTCGATGCCCGACTCTCTGTTCACGAGCCCCGCAGGCCCCAAGGGTCCGAAGATCAGTCGCAAGCTCACCGCTTCCGACTTCTCCAAGGGTGACGCGGGCGGTAAAGGTCCCGTGAACCATGAGCAGCTTCGAGGCCCGGCCCCCGATGCCAAGCGTACCGCCATGACGTTCGCGGAGGATGACGATGCCGACGAGACCACGACCTCCGGGACCGTCGGCGGGTTCTCTCGGGAGGCGATCGGCGGCTACCCGGAGAACAAGGGTCGCGAGGGCGGCATCCGTGACGACAGCAAGAAGAAGAAGAAGGGTCCGCGCAGCACCTTCGCAGGCGGCTCGTTGGGTCGTGTGCTCGAACAGATGCGCGAGTCGCTTCCCGAAGCCACCGACGAGGAGCTGCTCGACATGCTCGACCTCGACGAGCGCACCTACAAGACCGTCGCGGTCTACCCGAAGACGCAGAGCGGCCCGTGGGTCGTCGCTGATCCGTTCGGCCAGGAGTGGGAGTACGGCACCAAGGACGAAGCCATGCAGGCCGCGCACGGTCTCGCTGCCATCGAGTATTGGGACGTGAACCTCATGTCAGGCAAGGTCGCGTCCGAGTCCGAAGAGGACGACGCGGAGTCGCTCGACGAAGGGCTGCGTCCCGGTCACATGTTCGTGCTCGTGGACACGTCCGTCCCGGGCGGTCGCATGATCGGCGACGTGATTACCGGCGTGAAGGCCGCCGACGCCAAGGCGGCCAAGCTGCGCAAGACGAACCCCAAGGTTCAGGTGATCGACGCGCTGTGGTACGGACCGTCGCGCGAGAAGCTCATCGCCTCTGGCACGGTCGCCGAGTCACCCGACGAGAGCGTCGCGAACAACAAGCGTCCCGTGACGCTCGGTCCTCTTGAGAAAGAGGTGATGCGCGTCGCTCGTGCGTTCGGTACGCAGAAGTTCAGCGCCGCAGAAGTGCAGGCCGCGAGCAAGTCGCTCGGCCGACTCAGCACCGCAGAGACGGCGGGCGCGATCGACATGCTGATCCGCAAGGGGATGCTGGCCGGTGCGAACGACTACTTCTCCATCCTTGGCGAAGGCAAGGCCGAGATCTATGGCGCACGCGACAAGAAGGAGAAGGCCGACGCCAAGAAGGAGAAGTCGAAGGCCGCCGCGCGCAAGATGTGGGACGAGCACAACAAGGCTGCGACCGCGAAGCGCAACGAAGACGACGAGTCCGAGGACGAGCTGGAAGAGGCGGTCGTGAAGACCGGCAACCCCGAGGTGCCGGAGATTGGCTTCGAGCGCGGCGCGTACTGGTACAAGTCGAAGAGCGGTATGAAGAACGGCCCGGCCGTGCCTCCCGGCAAGCGCAAGGACCGCAGCTTCGCCCGCGAGAAGTTCCGCTACATGCTCGGCAACGAAGCGGGCGGCGGCATGGGCCAAGGCGCTGCCTCGAAGCTCATCGACAAGCTCGACGCGATGGTCCCGGAGAGCGCCGACGCGCCGGAGCCGGAGGTCGTCGAGACCACACGCGAGCCCCTCCAGTTCCCGGAGGCTCAGCTCGAACGCTACGTCTTGGCCGCACAGGCGGCCGGAATCCACGAGGACGACCCCTGTTTCGTCCACGAGGACGGCATCTTCACTGTCGAAGTGCCGTCGGACTTGGCTCCGCGTCTGCGCGAGCTGGTCGGGGTGTAGACACGCACCCGTTCGTCCCTCTACCATCACGACCCTGGAAGGCCCTTTGAGGCCACACAACCTCCCGAGGAGCTAAGCCATGCCTATCGAACTGAAACCGAAGACTGCCGTTGCCGATGAAGGCGCGGCTCACGAGGCCAAAGGTCTCATGCTGTTCAACGAGGACGGTGAGCTGACCCTCGCGGGTGAGACCATCGCTGACTTCCTGGAGAGCGCCGACTTCTCGGCCGTCACGGAGTCGCCGGACGCCCTTCCCTTCCTGTCCAACCCCGCAGCCTCCGCTGACGATCCGTACGCGATCGACGAAGAGGGTGGCGAGGACGACGAGAACGACGACGGCGCGGGCGATGAGGTGCTCGACGGTGGAGAGGGCGATGCCGCTCCCGCCGAAGCACCCGCCGAAGCACCCGCCGAAGCACCCGCCGAAGCACCCGAAGGCGACGACGCTCCGGCCGACGACGCCGACGCGCCCGTTGCCGAAGTCGTGCTGCCCGGCGCAGTCGCGGTGCGTCTCGTGGACGAAGACGATCTCGTCGAGATGTTCGGCTACTACCTCAACCAGCTCTCGGCCACCGAGGACCCGACGCTGCAAGAGCAAGCCACGCTCGCGGTGTTCGCGGACTTCCGCGACGAGGACGGAGGCATCTCCGAGGACCAGCGTGAGATCGTCGCGGGCCTCTTGACCGACGTGCTTTCCGAAGGCTTCGTGTACGACGCCGCCGAGGAGATCAACGAGAAGTTCCTGACGAAAGGCGCGCGCAAGAAGATGGCGCGCATCCGCAAGAAGCCGAAGAGCGGCAAGCGGCGCATGGAACTCAAGAAGCGCAAGCGTGAAGAGAACCGTGGTGCGAAGAAGGCCAAGATCGGGCGTCAGAAAAAGGCGTTCAAGCGTCGTCGTGCCGGTCGCATCAAGATGTTGGCCCGTGAGTCGCAGGAAGGCGCGCTCGTCTTCGGTCTCGGTGACGGCATCAACGGCGCGAACTTCAAGATCGGCGTCAACGAAGACCCGAACCTGGAGTTCACCGTCGATCAGCTCATCGAGTTCGATCAGATGGGCGGCAACGTCTTCGAGTGCCCGAACGAGGAGTGCAAGTCCTCGCATCCCTTCGCCGCCTTCGTGGACGAGGCCAAGAAGAAGAAGAAGGCCAAGAAGAAGGACGCCGACGGCGACTACGACGACAGCGAAGAGGGCGAGGGCGCGTGCGAGGGCATGTGCCCCGACTGCGGTGAGGTGGTCGAAGCCACCGCAATCGACGAGAAGGGCAAGGTCCCGCCCGCGTTCCTCAAGAACATGAAGAAGAAGAAGGGCGACGGGGAAGACGACGACTCCGACGCCAAGAAGGAGAAGGGCAAGAAGAAGGACGAGTCCCACAGGACCGGCTCTTCTCATGTCCCCGGTGCCTTCGCGGTCGCGGCCGGTCGCCCCAACCTCTCCGAAGGTCACAGCCTCGCGGCGGCGACGCTCGGGGCGATGGGACGCGCGAAGCCGAAGCCGGTCTTGACCGAAGACGAGGACTAAGCGACAACGTGCAGGGCTGAACCTCTTGGGGGGCAGCCAACGCCATGCTCGGAGCCCTCGCCTTCGCCAGCGAGGGCTCCTCTCATATACTGGAGCTACCATGAGTGAGCCCCGACACATCCTGCCTCCGGTGAGCACGTCCACGATCGACCTTCGGTCGCAGGCCACGGGGTTCTTTGCGCAGCGGCGCAAAGCCGTGGTGCAGGAGGGGCGGGCGATCCCGCGAGAGGTCGCGGAGGTCTACGGCGATCTCCCGGCCGTCGAAGCCGCCCGCACGGCCGCTAAGGCTCCCACGGAGGCCCCTGAGCCTTCCCAGCTCCCCGAGGCGACTGAGACGCGCTACACGCTCGCGCAGCTCGTTCAGAAGCTCCAGGAGCGCACCTCACGCAAGCGGACGGTCGTGGAGTCGGGTGACCCGGACGGACCGGACGAGGGCTGGGACCCCGGCGACATCAAGCCCACGCAAGGCGGAGGGGGCGCGGCGCTCGCCGCAGGCGCGATGGCTCACCGGCGGAGGCAGTCTCGATGACCCGACTCGTTGAGTACCTGTTCAGTGACCTCGGCGTCCCGACGCCTGACGCGGGCGACAATAGCCACATGGGCTATGGCGACCCCGGTGAGGATGGGATGGCGACCCGCAACGAAGGCCCGGTGGAGTACGGCTACGGCAACCCGCTCGCCTATCTGGACGGACAGCCGATCTCGTTTCACTCACGGCACGACATCGCGAACCGCGAACACGATCGCACCACGTACGACGAGCAGGAGGCGATCCGCTATCGGGGCGTGCTCAGCTCCCCGTGGGAGTCCGTCGATGAGGCGACCGATTCGTACGCGGCGTTCGCCCGCGCGCACCAGCAGGCGGGCACCAAGTCCAATCCCAACTTCCCCAAGTACATCTCGCACGGCATCTTCAACGATGCGGCGACTGCACGTAAGGCGGGGCCGATCGTGCGCAAGGTGGGTGGTGTCATCGGTGTGGACTCGATTGGTGCGTGGGGCCGCACGTCGCACTACCAAGCCATTCAGCGTTGGGCCAAGCTCGGCATTCGCGTGGATGGCCTGACGAACACGTTGCCGGGCACTCCGGTCGCTAACGAGTCCGATCCTGGACACAGTGTCCAGGATCCGCTCGACGAGGCGCTCAAGAAGGGCAAGAACGAGCCGAGCGCCGGTGACACTCGCGCGATCAAGAGCCTCACGGACGGCAAGTACCCCGCGAAGTCGGAAGACGGCAAGGGCTTCTGTTTCCAATGGGCGGACGGACGCGGCATCGTCGCGTTCAAGTGGCGGAACGATGCGCTGCGCTGGGCCAAGGCCGAGCCGCGCGACATCGTGAAGTTCTGGTACGGCGAACCTGTCCACTCGAACGGCAAGTTCCGCATCCGTGTCACCGACAGATACCGCAAAGAGGAGGCCGTGGGCGCACAGACGTTCAGCGAGCTACTCCTTGAGCGGCTTACTCTGTGAAACATCTTTGGAGACTTCTCATGGCGCTTATTCGATTCACGATCCAGCTCGTCGGTGGCGATCCCGTCACCCTGCCAGTAACCATCACGACCCCTCTGCCCGTTACGCTGACGCAAGCGGGCGGGCCGCAGACCGTCGGCTTCTCGGTGGAGAACACGCTGGCGCGTCCGGTGACGCTCGAAAGTCTCGTGGCTGCCGTGATCGTTGGCGATCCGGCCATGCTGGACATCTCATTGCTCGACACCGTGTTGGCGCTCGCCGCCGGTGAGACGAAGGCGTCGAGCCTGACCGTTACGCCCAACCAAGCGATCGCCGAAGGCACCCCGTTCGAGATCGAAGTGACGGGCGCGGAGGCGGCGTAATGGCGGAGCAAGAGAAGCAAGACGCTGCGAAGAGCGAGGCGTACCTCATGGGGGTGTTTCTGCCCCTCATGGCGAACCTTGCGGCACCCATCCGCGCTTTCTACCTCGGCATCGGTCACGCGACCGTGGCCGGGTGGGCGCTGCTCAGCCTCGTCACCGGCGGCATCGGCTACCTGTGGGTCGATCTGGTGCGTGAACTCAACATGCCGATCACCGAGGCGCGAGTCGCCGACATGGAGGCGTCGCTTCGCGAGCGCGAGCTGCGCATCGTTGAGAAGGAGACGGCGATCGGACAAGACGCCGGGCTCCTCGTCTGGACGCTCGGCGAGTTGAATTGGGACACTGATCTCATGCAGGCCGAGATAGAGTTCGTCCCGCTACCCACGACCACCAAGCTCATCATGGGCTGGCGTCGGCGCGGCGGCGGGGGCGGGGGGCTGGAGGTGCAGCCGGTCACGCTCGACCCCGGTGGAGGGGCGGTGACGGTCGCTTTCCCGTTCCCGGGTGAGTGGGGCTCTCAGGAGCAGATGATCCTGAGCTTCACGCAAGAGACCTCGACGGGCCGCCGGATCCGGTGGGTCGCGTCAGGGCGCGTGGAGACGACGCCATGAAGCTCCGCCTCCCTTCCGCCCCCGCTTGGTGGCGGCTCCGGGTGCTGAAAAGCTGCCCTGGGTGCGCTGGGGCGGCGGTCCACTATCACTGCCGGGTCTGCTACGGCTGGGCCGCGCAGGCTGCCAACAAGGGCAAGACGCCGCCCGCGACGCTCTTGCAGAACTGGCGCGAGCGGCACATTGCCGCGAAAAAGTCACTCTCGGTGTAGACAGTGCGGTGCTTTATATGCAAAAAGGTAGTGCTGCCGGGCGACGCCCGGACCCCGCACAAGGCACCGATCCAAGGTCGGCTTCGGCCAACGTCTTCACACACGACCTGTTTCAATGACGCCAAGCGCAGGGGTTACACGAGACCTCGTATGACAACTCCTGCACATGGCGAAAAAGTCCAAGGCCAAGCGCCGACGTAACTCACCGGCGAAGAAGTACGCGCAGGTCGTGATCGAGAGGCTCGTCCTCGACGACATCATCGACGCCGCCTACAACGCGCGTCTGATCTCGCAAGAGGCGTTGTCGGGGCTCACGCAGAGCCTCCTGGACTTCGGGCTCCTCGCCCACCTCGTCGTCAACAAGACGGCGGACGGCTACGTGATGGTGAGCGGTCACCAGCGCCGCAAGCTCCTGCGCGACGGCGGCACCACGGAAGCCGACTGCATCGTGGTCGAGTTCGACCCCGAGCAAGAGCGCCACGCCAACTACACGCTCAACAACCGCGAGATCCAGGGCGAGTTCGTCCCCGAGTTGCTCAAGGACGTGCTGGCTCGCATCAAGGAAGGCGCGGGCGACGGACACAAGAAGCTCTTTGAGCGGCTGCGCTTCGACACCCTGTACCGCACGGTGATCCGGCAGCTCGCTAAGCAGGCGGACCCGAAGAAGAACGGCAAGGTCTCACGCGGCAAGACGCGCGACGACGACATCCCGAACCTCGCCAGATCCAAGGCGGTCTCGAAGGACGGGATGGTGTACCGGCTCGGCGACCACTTGCTCTACTGCGGGAAGGTCACGGCACCTGGAAGCCTGTCGGTGTTCGAGTGCGAAGCCGCTGACCTCGCGTTCAGTCGCTTCTCGCAAGACGACCCGTTCACGGACGAGTTCCTCCAGGTCACGATCGGGCACATTCTCAAGAACACCGAGGGCGCGGTCTACCTGTCAACGCACCTAGACTCACTTGCGAGCGTGCACGCGGCGTTCGACAGCATGGGCGGTCACTGGAGCAACACGCTCATGTGTGCACCGCCGGACGCCAAGGGTCGCAAGGACGACATCTACCGCGACGTGGTGGTGCCGGTCGTGTACGGATGGCGCGAGGGTGCACACCACGCCTTCTTCGGTGGCCGTCGCAACGCGAACGTGATGGCGCTCGATGACTCGCCCCCGAAGACCGACGTTGCGGTCGAGGTGGTGCTCGCCGCCATGCAGAACAGCAGCCGCCCCGGCGACACGGTGCTCGATGCGTTCATGGCGCACGGCGCGACGCTGATCGCGGCCGAGAAGGCAGGGCGCAAGCTCATCGGATACGTGGGCTCACCTCGCGAGATGGACCGCATCCGAAACCGTTGGACCCGCTTCGTGCACGGACCGAGTGCCGATTGGCGGAAGAAGACGGGGGAAGTTGCTTGAACGCTGTCCGCGCCCTACGTCATCTCTTGGCCGAGACTTCGTTGACCGATGCGGAGCTTGCGCCGATGGCGGGGGTCGTGGATCAGCTCGAAGAAGCACTCATGGCAACGGAAGCCGTGCTGTCGCGGATGCAGTCGATCGAACGCTCCGTCGATGCGATGTACTTCAAGCGAGGGGATCCGTGTCCTTTCTGCCACCACTCGTCCGTCCACGCGCAGACGTGCTACATGCGAGCAACAACCGGGTGGGACTTGCTCTCGGAGCACGAAGCGACGTTGCGGGAGAACGACGAGTTGCGTCAGGCGTTAGCGGTGCATCTGCCGAACAGCGCGCGAGAGGTGTTGCAGGGGAAGGGGTACTGTGGCCTCAAGCAGCGCGCGCGGAATGGGTCATCGAAACCGGCAGGAGCCACCCCAAGGCATAGTTGAGACCTTCCCTAGAGCGCCGTGTGGATAATGGGCGCGGACCGTGGCCCCCGTGGTGTTGCTGCGTCTGCGTCTTATACTTGGGCGTGATGGGTTGGGGGGCGTGGAAGCTCCTCACCTATCTCTTCCAATGAGCTAGGCGTGGAATCCCCGGAGTATCCCTCCCTCGACTGGCAGCTCCTCTTCGAGCTGAAAGCTGCGCTGCTCCAGGGGCGGCCGTTGCCGCTCACTACGTTGCGGATCATGCGCGAGCGCGGTTGGATCGCACTCCCCCCGTACGAGCAGTGGGTGCCGGTGCGCGCGGTGCTGTCCGGTGACGCGAGCCAAGAGACGATCGAGCGGTATAGCTACGTGCTCGCCACGCCGGTCCTATTGCCGGTAGGGCAACGTGAGCTGGCCCTCTTCTCCCGCGTTTATGACGACGATGCCATCAACGACCTCTACGCAGAGGAGCTACTCGGCGAAGAAGTGGACGAGCCGGACGGCGAAGACGATGATGAGCACTGAATAGAGACCGTGGCGGCGTACCGCCTCGGTAGGGACCCGGCCCGGTCGCGCGCAGCGTGCTCGGGCTAACCTCGTAATTCGGGAGCACTTTCGCATGGATTCTCAACACCCCGACCCGGTGACGGAGGCGTACACCGTCAAGTGGGCGAACAACTGCGTCAACGCGGCGGGCCTCGGGCAACAGTGGCTCGATGAGCTGTTCGGGCTTCTCACCACGCCGCTACGCAAGTACGCGATCGACTCAGGCTTCGCCGAGATGCCGACCACGATGATGATCGTGAAGGCTGAGCTGGGCGACGCCGTGACCGAGATGCTCAGCGGGCACGCCGACTACGATCGGCTGACCAAGGAGTACGCCCAAGCCGCGACCGCGATGCGTGCGACCACGGGGGCCGTGCAAGCGTTCTGGGTCGCGCTCGGGTCACCAACGCCGCAACGCCTCCAGAGGTGGCCGGGCGGCGTGAAGTTCTGGGAGATCATGCGGGGCACGGCGCAGCTTCAAGGCTGGGTGGACGAGCTGGGCGTGCTGATCGAAGCGGTGTGGGGCGGCGAACCGATCGACCCGCCCGTTGATCCCGGCGAGCCGTCGGGCGTGATCTGGAACACGCAGATCCCCGAGGGTCTTCCGGCCGGTGCGCAGGAAGCGACTCACCGCATGAATTGGGGTGAGGGCACTTGGTATCCCGGCAAGACCGAGCCCGAGCTTCTGCCCACGAGCGATCCGAAGCTCACCGGCGTCTGGTACGGCTTCCAGGGACAAACGAGCTGGGGTGAGTCCGGCACGCTCTGGTACGCGAACGCCTACAACATCTATGGCGTGCTCGATGGACTGGAGATCTGGGGCATCGGTGACTTCGCCAAGGGACGCGAAGGCCACGGCCTTTACTTCCGGTGCGTGCCGAACCTCGACACCACGATCCGCAACTACAAGTGCTACAAGAACGGCGGCCAAGCCATTCAGCGCGAGTGGCGGATGCACGAGACCGACATCCCGCAGAGCGAGTGGGGCGAAGGTGGCGGCACCTTCCTCGTCGAAGACTGCGACTTCCAGGAGACCGGCCTCATCGACGAGGGCACGGGCGGAAGCGCGGTGCGCGCGTCGTGGGCGCTGTCGCTCTACAACACGATGCAGCACACGATCGTTCGTCGTGTGCAGCACATCAACTACTACTCGCCCGCGCCGCACGAGGGCTCGCTCTTCGTCGGCTTCGGGCAGAACGCTTGGCGCACGCCGTCGTTGCTCGTCGAGGACAGCCTCTTCTACACGCTGTCTCCTGACCGAGCCGACATCTTCCTGCAAGGCGTGGACGCCGGTACGGTCCGTACCACGGCTTTGCCGGGCCTCAACCCGCGCATCGACGTGGTGAACAACTGCGGGGCGATCACGATTCAGGAGATGCCGCAGGACGTGATGGTGAACACCAAGCCGGGCTCCAACCCGCACGGTGCGCCCATCGCGCAGCAACTCCTGCCTGCCGGGCAGAGCATGACTCTGACCTTCTAGGTGTAGACCCCGACTCGTCGGGGCCGCAGAATGGGGGCCGCTCTTCGTCAGGGAAGGGCGGTCCCCTTCCTACATCGAGGAAATCAGCATGGCGGCGCAAGCGCAGATCAAGTCCGAGTTGGAGGTCGTGAAGTACGACCTTCGTGAGCTAGAGTTCGCGCCCTACAACCCGCGCACCATGACGCCGGAGGCGCGCACGGGGCTGCACGAGTCGCTGGAATCGCTCGGGCTCTTGGAGCTGCCGATCGTCAATGTCAGCCACGACCCTCCCAGAATCGTTGGCGGCCACCAGCGCGTGCGCGACTTGCTCGACGCGGGCTACACGCACTCCGATTGCGTGGTGACTCGCATGGACGACGTGGCGGAGATGGCGGCCAACTTGTCGCTCAACAACCCGGCCACGCAGGGCAGCTTCGACCCCGTGAGGTCGCTGCCGAACTTGGAGCGCGTCGCGCAACGTCTGCCGACTCCCAACTACACGCGCTTCGAGGAGATGGGCACGAAGCTGCGCGAGGCTGCACGGCGCGTGAACGCGACCACGAACCCGAAGGCAGCGGATGGCGCGACGAAGAAGCAGACGACGCCCGACTCCGAGCCCGGGATGATTTACCAGCTCGGTGAACACCGGCTCTACTGCGGCGACTTCCGCGACGGCATTCCGGCGTTGCTCAAGCGCAAGAAGGCGGCGGTCACGATCACCGACCCGCCGTACAACCTCGCGTACACGAGCGGCAAGTGGTTCCGCAACGACAAGCTGCGGGAAGAGATCGAGGGCGACGAGCAGACGCCCGAAGCGTGGGCGGAGTTCGCACGCGAGTTCTGCGGCGCGATCCTCAAGGTCACCAATGGCGCGATCTACATGTTCACGTCTGCGAAGGAGTTGCCGTCCGTGCAGCAAGCCTTCGAGGACGAGGGCGGCGCGGTGCATCGCTGGCTCGTGTGCTGGAAGAACGCGCACACGCTGTCGCCGAGTGACTATCACCCGCAGTACGAGCTGGTCCTGTGGGGCGCGCACGCCAGCGCGGACCTCAGCTACTACGGTGGGACGAAGACGAACGTGCTCCCGACGAAGCGTCCGTCGAAGTCGGTACATCACCCGGCGCAGAAGCCCGTGGCGTTGATTCGCGAGCTGGTCGAGGACGCGACCGACGTGGGCGATCTGATCCTCGATCCCTTTGCAGGGTCAGGGACTACGATGCTCGTGGCCGAGGAATTGGAGCGCGTCTGCTACTCGTGCGAGATCGACCCCGAGCACTGCGATACAATCCGCCACCGTTGGGCCGAGCAGGTCCACGGCACGGAAGCCGATTGGAAGACCCTGACCCTCGGAGACTGATATGAGCCGCCTCTTCTGGTATCCCGTACTGTTCGCGACCGCTGCCGCTTGCGCGGAGCCCGTGCTCACCCAGGGCCTCGCGGGGCTTCCTGAGACGACGGGTCGCTTCGGAGCAGCGTTCGCCATGATCCTCGCGGACCCGACTAGCGCATGATCCTCATCGCGGGACTGCCCTCCAGTGGGAACCATCTTGTTTTCACTCACGTCCGCAGGGGCGTGGAGGCGAGGGATGGGCATCTCAGCGTTGAGGGCGTGGACCGCGAGACCGTGCAGATCTGGCACGGCGACAACGCCAGCCCGAATCTCAAGCGGCCGGAGGGCGATCGCGTCGTGTTCGTGATCCCGGTTCGCAACGAAGCTGTCCGTGCGCTGTCGATCGCGAAGCGCATGGAGCGTCAGCACCGCAGGACGTTCCCGATCGACAATGACGCGATGCGTCGCAACGTGACCCGTCTCATCGTCGATAACGACGCCCCGTGGTACGCGGTCAGCTACGAGGGCCTCGTGGCCGACCCGAACCGTTCGGCCCGCAACCTCTTCGACTGGTTGGGGCTCCCGTGGGTGCGCTGGCCCGAGGTCGGCTCAACGCACCAAGGCCCTGTTTTCGATGCCAACGAGGCACATTCTTCCTCTGGACACTGTGTCCAGCCGACCCCCTACATCGAGGGACAAGCGACATGATCGAGTGGAACGACTACGCGGACGCAGCGGTCAGCACCGCCATCTACCCCGGCCGAGGCATGAAGCTCGGGCTCCTGTACGCGACGCAAGGGCTGCGCGGTGAAGCGGGCGAGGTGTGTGAGCACGGCAAGAAGCTCTTGCGCGACGACGGCGGGCAGCTCACGGCTGAGCGACGCGGACAGTTTCAGAAGGAACTCGGCGACGTGTGCTGGTACGCGGCAGCGGTCGGGTTCGAGTCGCGGTTCGAGTTGGGGAGCGCGACGATCCGCGATCAAAAGGACTGGCCCGAGCAACTCAACTACGTGGGGCGCGGCACTGCGATCGGTATCAACTACGCGACCGCACGGATGCACAGCGCCACCGCGAAGGCGGGGGACTTTGCGTTGCGCGTCATGCCGTACGTGCTCGAAGACGGACAGAACTGGACGGAGGCGATCGACCAAGGCCGCAAGATCCGTGCGTCGATCCGCACGTCGATCGCACACGTCATGTTCTGGGCCAGTGAGGTCTGCGTCGCCACCGACCTCTCGCTCGCGATGGTGATGCGCGCGAATCTGGAGAAGCTCGCGGACCGTCGCGATCGTGGTGTTCTTCAAGGTGGCGGAAGCGAACGCTAGGCTGTCAACCATGCCGACCGTCCCGCGCTCAGTACGCGAGCAAGCGTCACGCGCGCTCAAGCTCCACAAGAGAACGCCCGTCTTCGGCGTGGGCGGGTCCGCTGTAGCGGAACGACTCTCGACCGAAGACGCCGTGGAGTTCGAGACCGTCGGTCGGATGCGTCGCTTCTTCACCGTGAACGAGAAGCAGTACGCCGACGCTCTCCAGCTCCAGCACGGCGCACACAACAGCCCGCTCATGCGTTCGTGGGCGCTGCATGGTGGCGACGCCGGGAAGGTGTGGGCGGAAGCCGCGTACCAGTCGGGCGTCAAGGCAGGCGAGGTCGATGAGGACCAGTGGGTCGCGCTCTTGCGTATGGAGCCCGCGCAACTGTACGAGCGACTCAACTTCGGCGCGTGGAAGTGGGAGTACGGGATGACCCCGAAGTCCGCTGCACGCTTCGTCGAGGAGTACACGCGCGCACACCGCACCGACTTCCGCTACGACCGTGCGTTCGGCGATGGCGGCGAGTCGGTCAAGACGGCGCTCATCCGTCGCATCGAAGGCGACAACCCGTTCAAGACGCTGGCTCGTGCCGTCACGCACCCCACCCTTGTTGAGAGTGCGGGGCGAGATCTGCGTGAGCACCGTGCGTCGCTCGGACACACGACGCTCAACTGGCCGGAGTTCGTCACGTACTTCGTGCTCGCGGTTGAGGAGTCGCAGACGGCGTGCGCGCTGACGGGGGAAGGCGAGTTCCCGTGGCGAGGACGTGCCGTGAAGCCGGTGTTGGAGTATCTGGATCCGGTGGCGAGCTACGTGACGTTCTTCCACCCGCAGGGCGCGTGCTACCACAAAGACGCTCCGCAGGGCCTTCTGTCGGGGATCGACCGCCTCATGTGGCAGACTCACGAGGGCACGCTCACGGACGCGGCCTTCGTGCGCGAGACGCTGCGTACGGCCCGCGTGTGGACGGCACGCCACCAGCACGCGCGGGGCCTCGGACACACGCTTCTTGAAGCGTGGGCGCGAAGAGAGTGGGATTGGTTCCTGGAGGCGCTGCCCCTAGACTCTCCTTTGCGCACCCCGCTCGAAGTCTTTGTTGCAGAAGAGCGGCGGAACGCCCCTTGACACGGGATGTAGACGACGCCTCAGCTACCCCCTAGACTTACTCACGCACCAGGGGCACCAGCCCTCGAACTCGAACCGGAATCTCCTCAAGGAGCCAAACCATGCCCGCGACCCAAACCGCACTGCGCGCCGTCTACGAAATCGGCGCACCCAACGCCGAAGGAATCGTCCTCGGCTTCCGCGTACGCAACCAGCAAGGCGGCAAGCTGGAACTGCTCGTCGAGAACCCGATCTCCTCGCGCCCCGCGACGCCGGGGTTCGAGAACACGGGCCTTCAACAGCCGTTCACCTACTCGATTCAGGTCGCGCCCGCCCTGGCGACCGGGCTGCCGGACACGTTCGTCGATACGACCGCTGCCGACAACCTCGAAGCCGTCGTGGACGTGGTGGCGACCCCCGGCTGCAACAACAGCCACACCGTCCTCATGCGCCCCGGCGTGGATGTCTTCGTGCTCATGGTCGCTTCCGGCGGCGCGCGCGGGCAGCTCCAAGTCGTCGGCGATCAGATCTGGGACCTGTGGCGCACCGTGAACCCCGCCGGTTCGGGCGGCGGCACCCCGGACCTCACGCCGGTCTGATCCGAGTGGCCGCCTAGCGGCCTAACGCTGGTGCTCATCCCCCGGGCCTTCGGGCTCGGGGGAATCCCCTCGGGAGCGCCACGGATTCAGAGGGGACCGCAACCGAACACCACGGAGTAAGACGATGCCCGCAGCAAGCCAGCTCTACGAAGTCCTCCCGCGTCACCAGCAGTTCCACATCGGACGCGATCTGTTGCGCACGCAGGCGAACAATCCGTTGGTCGGCGTCATCAAGCGCGAGGGCGTTCTCGAAAGTCCCGACGGCAACCCTGCGCTCCCGGCCGACAACGCGCCGCAGCGCATCGTTCTCTTCTGCTGCGTTCGCAACTTCGGCACCGCGCCGTTCACGTTGGAGGCTGACCAGTCGGCCAACAACAACTCGGACGGCTTCGACCCCGACAACGCCGGTGCGGGACCGCTGACCCCCGACCCCTACGCCGACATCCCGATCCGCATCGACGGAGCGGACGTTGCGACAGGCGACGTGATCGTGCAGCCCGGTGGCGCGGTCGTGTTCCTGATCGAGTGGGACGAGACGCAAGACGACTACATCAAGTTCCAAGTGCCGGAAGGGGCTGCGTTCGGTGAGATGGCGATCGCCCACTACAACGGCACGCTCGTCACGCGCGGTCGCGAAGGCGTCATCTAGGAGGCCGACGGTGGCACAAGGGATGACCACGGGCGTCAAGAACGCCCTCTCCCGAGGGAGCGTGCACTCGATGTGCAAGGAGTGCGGCTTCCCGTTGCCGCGTTACCCAGGTCGCTACCCGAAGGACTGTCCGAGCTGCGGGGGCGAGCGTCAGGTCGAGAAGGCCGACGAAGAGACCTCGCGGATCGGGATGTCGGCGTATGAGCTGGTCATCGAAGACGGCTACGTGCCGTCGGTCGGCGATACCTTCACGGTCGGAGAACAGACCGGCACGATCGTCGAGGTGGACGAAGACGCTGCGTACGTTGAGTGGTCGGATGGCGAAGTGCAGGTGTTCTCGCTGTGACGTTGCTCACTCCGCGACGAGGACAGGCCCCCGTGCCCGAGGTGCTGCCGGGCGACTTCTTCGTCCTGGAGTTTTCGCGGCTGACCGACACCTTTCTCTTGCATGTAGACGACGAGGATCGAAGCACCTACGATCTGGGCGATGAAATTGCCGCGCTACAGATGCTCTTCCGCACCCGGACGAACGCAGTCAACGGAGGCCCCCTCCAGCCGGAGCTGATCGACCGCACGATCGACATCGCTCGGGAGCTGGGCATGGCTCAGTACATTCCGACTCTGGGCGAGCTGGTCGAAGACCGAGTGCTTTCGATCGTTCCCCGAGATGCCAACCGAGGGCTCAAGTTCGATGAAGACGAAGACCAAAAAAACTGGACCCACGGGCTCCGCCAACGAGTCGGTCGCTGACCTACCCCGCATTCTTTGCGAAGGCTGGTTGGACGAAGGCTGCGAAGGGTCATGCGTCTTCATCCCCGAGCGCGCGTATGTCATCCAAGACGACAAGGCGTGGTTCGCGTGGGGTAACGCACAGCTCGACGAGTCGATGGGAGACGTGCATCTCGTCGAGAGCTTCGACGATCTCGACCTCGAAGAGCGCGTTGTCAACGGCACGAGCGTCAAGATGCCGAAGGGCGGACGTTGGGTAGTCGAGGGTCCGGGCCAACGCTCGGACGTGAAGAACGCGAATCAGCGCACTTACTCCCGCAAGATCTGGGAGAAGCTGGTCGGCGACAAGGACAGCTACGTGCAGCAGGCGATCACCGAGCGCGCGATGGTCGGTCACCTCGAACACCCGAAGGACGGACGCACCGACCTCAACAACGCAGCCATCCTCACCACCAAGGCCGAGCTTCGCGAAGACGGCGTGGTGTGGAACCAGTTTGAGCTGCTCGACACGCCGGGCGGCGCTGTCCTGCAAGAGCTGACTCGCAAGGGCGTCAAGTGGGGTGTCAGCTCGCGTGGCACCGGCACGGTCGGCGACGACGGCGCGGTGAGCGAGTCCGACTACACGCTCAAGACGTGGGACGCCGTGGCCTCTCCCAGCACGCCGGGCGCGCACCCGAAACTCGTGCTCTACGGACGCCAGCGCAACGAGAACACCGACGAGGACGCTCCTGTCCTGTCGGAAGAGGGCACCCAGACCCTCGAACACCTGATCGAACTGACCGAGACCGAAGCTGACGGCATCTCCGAGTCCGTCGTGCTCCGCCGAGACATCCTCTCCACCCTCGCGACCCTAGACGAAAGCGACCTCCAGGCCGCGATCCTCGGGGACCAGGGCTGGGCGAAGATCCACGCCGCCATCGAGCGCGCGCGTGCACTGTCGAACGGCGATGGCATCGACGAGGCGATCGAGGAAGCCCTCGCAAGCGGCGAAGGTGAGGACGAGACGAGTGGGAACCTTCTGGGGACCATCGAAGACCTGCAAGAGCAGGTCAGTGATTCCGTGGCCGAGAACATCGAGCTACGGGAACAACTGGAAGCTGCCGAGTCCGAGCGCACTGCGCAGACGGAACGGCTGGCTGTGGTGGAAGGGGAGCTGACCCAACTTCGGGTCGAGTGTGACCTTGCACGCGAGCTTCTGGCAGAGACCCCCGGCCGAAACGTCGGGGATGTGGCCGCTGCGGCGGACGAAGCAATCAGCATGGAGCCCGAGCTGGAACGCTTCCGCGATCTCATGGAGAGCGTGGAGACGGTCGAGCAGGTCCGCACCCTTGCTGAACGCCTCGCCCCGGTCGTGCACAAGCCCGCTCTCGTCGTTGAGACGGAGGAGCCGGTGGTGCCGCCCAAGCCAAAGCGACGCGCGCGGACCGCTCTACCCGTCGGAGTGTCTTTGAACGAGACCGTCGTGAGGCGATCAAGAGTTGTCCCGACGATCGCGGAGTCCTCCGGGGCTTCCCTCGTCGCGAAGATGCCCGGCTTCAAAAGAACCTCGTGACTGACGCCCTCTGGCGCAGCACACCACACCAAGGAAAACACAGACATGATTCTCTCGAATCAAGGCATCTACGAAGGGATCCTCGAAGCAGGCGCACGCCTCGCTGAGACTCCCGAGGCCGAAGGCGGCTGGGCCGAATACTTCATGGCGACCGACGAGGCCGACATGAGCATCGACGACCCGATTCTTCGGGCTCAGACGTGCATCCTCCTGGAGAACGCCAAGCGTGAGATGGCCCGTGGCCTCCCGCGCGCTGTCATCGAAGGTCGCGTGACCCTCGACGAGACCACGCGCTCCGCGCTGGTCGGCGGTTTCTCCGACTACCTGTTCCCGATCATTCGTGCGGGCTTCCCCACGAACCCGATCAACGAACTCGTCTCCGTCCAGCCCACGACCCGCCGCACTGCGACGATCGTGTACTGGAACTGGATCGTCGGCACCAGCAAGGGCCAGTTCACCCAGGGCCAAAAGCTCTTCGATGCCAACACCGGCAAGCAGACCCGTGACATCGACTTCTCGAACGAAGTCGTGAACGGCGAAGCGATCCCGGCGCTCGGCGGCGCGAACGCCACCAATAGTGGAACCCTCGCGTTCCACGACGGCGGCGGCGTCCGTCCGGGCACCGTGGCGCTGTCTTTGGAGGTCACCACCGGCCCGACCATCGTGACCTTCGTGGACAACGGCAACGGTGCCTTCATCGCGGGCGGCGGCTTGACCATCACGGCCAGCTCGATCGACTACCAGACCGGCGCGTGGTCCATCACCCTCAACCTGGAGACCTTCACCACCAGCACGGCCAACACGGCCACCTACCGCTGGGACTCGGAAGGCTCGACGATGATCCCGCAGGTGGACGTGCAGATCGTGACGAACACCGTTCAGACCGAACGGCGTGCGCTCAAGATCAACTACTCCAAGGAAGCGATGCAGGACGTGATGTCCGAATTCGGCGTCTCCCTGGAGCCCAACCTCGTCGCAGGTGCGGCCGAGCAGATGAACTACGAGATCGCTCGTCAGGTCATCGCCGAGGTCTTCCAGGTCGCGCCCGTGGCGTCTCAGTTCTCGCTGACGGTGCCCGCTGGCATCTCGCAGCAAGAGCACTTCCGCGACATCATCTTCAACATCAACTCCGCGTCGAACTCCATCTGGGCACGCACCCAGAAGGGCTACGGCAACTGGTTGGTCGTTGACGAGGGCTTCGCGAACCTCGTCGAGTCCCTGCCCGCTTCGCTGTTCGTCCCGAGCCCGATGCCGCCGTCCGTCCACGGGCTGCACTTCATCGGCACGCTCCTGAACCGCTACCGCGTCTACAAGGACCTCCACCTCGACAAAGAGCCGGGCTCCGCGACCGTGGGCAACATGCTCATGGGCTTCAAGGGTGCCAACTTCTTCGAGGCCGGGTTCGTGTGGGCTCCGTACCAGCTCATGTACACGACCTCCCCGCTGGAGACGGCCGACTTCCTGACCCAGCGCGGTCTGGCGAGCCGGTACGCGACCAAGATGGTCAACGCCGACATGTACTCGCGGATCGACCTGCTCGCGTAGTCCACGCTCGGGCAGCGCGGTGAGTGGAATCTCCGCGACGCTCTCTCAGGAGCCCCGTCCTCTTCGCAGGGGGCGGGGCTCTTTCGTTCTGCAAGACTTCAAGCTGCGCCGCGACAACGGTTTAGGGGGCGTCCTTGCAGAACTGGAGCTGTCCTCCCAATCTGCAAGGCATGACTGTCGTGCTCTACTTCGACGGCGTGATGCCGCACACGAGGAACCGCTGGCCCGCGCTCCTGCGTTCGATGGATGGCGTGAAGGCGATCGGGATGCCGGACGACGGCCAAGGCAACTCGGATCTCCGCTTCGTGCTCGACGACTACCCGGACCACACGCCCGTCTATGTGGTCGCTGACACGGCGGCGCACGGTGCCCTCCAGCTCGACACGTTCCAGCACCCCGAGAAGGCGCTGTACGTGTTCGGACCTGACCACGGGTTCATTGCTCCGCCGGAGGGTGCGGTGCGCGTCACGATCTTCATGTCGCGCTCAGACCGCTCCATCTTCTCGGACCACGCGGGAGCGATGGTGCTCTATCACCGACGCACGCAGCGCGGCACCTGGACGTGAAGCGCAACGATTCGTCGGCCGCCGCTTCGCGCGGGCTTCTACGCTTCGCACCCATCACGGCCCTCCCGGCGCGAGGTGGTTCATCACGAGGCCGAGGATGAGGCCGAGTACGGACGCGCCAACGATGATCGCGAGACCTCCGCACAACTCCCCGAAGCGGGTGCGCAGTTCTTTCATGTCAGCCAACTTTCTCTGGGGTGACGCTCACGAACTCAATCACGCGATGGTTCGTCTCCATGTACTGTTTACCTGCCTCGACTGCGCTGTCTTCCGTCGCGGCAGCGAGGATGCAGGTCTGGTCGTGAGGGCCGTCCGCCGTGATGAAGACGCAGCGGACCTTCCATGCGTCGAGGTGCGTCAATTCTTCTCCTGCGTGATGAAGAGCGACAGCGCGGGCTCAGTCTCCGCGAGCTTCCAATCGCCGTTCGGGGGGAACGTGCCGACCGCACCGTCAGCGATCGGGAACGGGAATCGAATCAGGAGCGCCGACTCCTTCCAGGCTTGCGCCAAGCGTGCCTTCACCGCGCTGTTCATCGAGCCTTGGATGTGAATCGTGAAGGTCTCTGGCCGGATTCGGATCACGGTGCCGTCGGATGCGGCCGTGACGAGGGACCAGCTCTTGAAGACCTCGCGCCGCGTGTCGCGGGCTCCGCGCTCCGCTGCCTCTTGCGCACGCACGGCTGCGAGCACTTGGCTGCCCAGCATACGCACGAGGGTCGGCCCTCCTCTGAGCCACTGCCACCAGAGCTGGAGGATGATGCGCCACTTGGGCTGACGGTCGAGCTTTGCGTTGAGATCTTGGGTCATCGGAGGGTGTGCTTGGGGAGTGCAGCGTGTCATGCTCTAGGTTCTTCTTTTTGAGCTTACCCCGTATCGGACGATCGGGCATGTAGACCGAAGGGATTTTGCCTCTTACACTGCCCGTCCCGGCGCGACAACGCGCGCCATAGCCCTCACCAGGAGCCCCGATGACCTCTCCGACAGCCAAACGGTTCGTCAACCTCGGAAAATCCAGGACGCAGATCCTCGATCCAAACGGCACGCGAATCATCGTCATGCCGTTCTCCGAGAGCCTCCACGCCAACACCCACAAGGCCGACGCGCTCTACGTGCTCGAAGGTGACTATTGGGGGAGGTACGTGTCCCAAGCGGGACCCTTGTTTCCCTTTCCCATCCCCGCAGCCTTCGGTCTCACCGCGTTTCCGGCGCTGCGTGCGCTGGGTATCGACGGCGAATTCGTGGAGCTGGAGGGCGTGCCGCTTCGCGTGCAGAGTGGCGGGCAAGCTGTTGCGGCACGCATGGGAACGTACCGTATTGCGGCGGACGTACTGACGCCCGACGGCCACATCAAGCGCACGCTTCCCGACGGCTCGATCGAGCTGCTCGAAGACACGGCCGCGAACCGCACGAAGTTCGCGGACGCCGATCCGGTCAACACGAAGAACCCGCAGATCAAGGACGGCATCCTCTCGTGGTTGGAGCGGATGCACGTCACCAGCGCCGCAGACTTCTCGGCGCTCTCCGATGAGGTGATGCTCAAGATCCCGGGCGTCACTCCGCATAGCCTTCCGCACATCCGCGCGAACGTGCACAAGATGCTGGAGGAGTCGGTGGCTCCCGAGACGGTCACGATCGACGAGGTGTTGCCGGACGACGACGAGGGCTACGATGGTGACCCGGCGTTCGACGACGACGCGGAAGAGCGCGATCCGATCCCGTCGGTGTCGCAGACGTTGAAGCAACGCGCGCGGGGCACTGGCTCCACTGCCAAGGACTAGAAGATGCCGAACACCGTCCTGACTGAGAAGAACATCAAGAAGCGGATCGAGACTCGTCTCGGTTCGTCTGGGGTGTTGATCGAACTTGAGGACGACGACATCAAGGAAGTGATCCTGGATGCGATCGAGCTGTACAACCAGATCCGTCCGGCCAAGCGTCGCGCGGGCATTCAAACCTCGACGCAACAGAGCCGCTACGTGATCGTGGACGTGAACGGGGCCACGAACTTCCCGGGCATTGCGGGCATCGTGGACGTGCAGTTCATCACACGCCGCACGCAGCCCGCGCAGGTCGATCCCTTCGACCCGTTCGACACTGCGCTCGCGGGCGTGACGCTCGGCTCAGGCTCGGGCGAGACGTACGGCGAGATCGCACAGCGGCTCATGTACTCGGAGGACGCGGCGCGCATCGTGGACTCGGAGCCGGAGTGGGAGTCGATGTGGGAGGGGGCGGAGCTGATCCTCTACCTCGCGATCCCGCGCTCGCACATTCAGGCAGGCATGGAGTACAGCGTCTACTACGCGGCCGACAACAACACCGACAACGGGATGCAGCTCATCCCGAACGGCGACGTGGAGATCCTGATCCGCTACATGACGGCCGTGGCGAAGACGATCCTCGGCCGCGTCCGCGTGAAGCACGGCGGCACCGTGAACCCCGAGGGCGGTGTGGACGAGATCGACGGAGCGGCTCTCCTCCAGGAAGGCTCCGAAGAGGTCAACTCGATCCGTGAAGAGATGGAACGTCGTCGTGCGCCGCTTGCGCCCACGTCGCCCGAGTGATGCACGATGCCGAAGCGCAAACCCCGAGCACCGCAGATCCCCGACGCCCGCGCCCTTTTCAAGCGCGTTCAGCAGGTCGTTACCGAAACGCTGGTGGACGAGCTGGAGTTTTGGGCTGAGGAGATCCGCGAGGAGTTCATCGAGCGCATCGAGGCGCAAGCCTTCGCCTCTTTCCAGATCATTCTCTACCCGGACAACGGGACCAACCTCTCGCCCGAGTGGCTGGCTCGTAAAGCAGCGGCGGACGCGGACGAGCGCACCATGATCGCGACCGGCCACTACACGGAGTCGATCCGCATCTTCAAGAAGTACGACCGCAAGGAGAAGAAGTGGGTGATCCGCGTGGGCTTCCACCCGAACATGCAGGCGCGTGACCTCAAGCGGCGCATCGTTCCGATCCTTCTCGACGACGTGGCGCTCGTGCAGGAGTTCGGGTCCGTCAAGGCGCGCGTCCCGGCGCGTCCGCATTGGGGACCTCACCGCTCGACCGTGAAGTCCGAAGCGCCTGCGAAGCGCAAGGAGCTGACCAGGGAGGTGTCGAAAGTCCTCAAGGGCGATCGACGACTCAAGAAGCTCGCTGTGGGGGTCCGCTAGATGGCCGCCATCGGTGCCTCTCCGTACCTGCCTGCGAAGTACACGCAGAAGATCACGTTCCCCCAGGCGTTCGGTCGCGACCTACAGACGCAGATCGGTCTGATCGAGGAGCGGTGGAAGCGGTACTTCACGGAGATCGACTACTACCCGCGCCTACAGAACATCGGCATCGCTGACGCGACGCCGGATACGCGCAACCCCGAGATCGCGGCACCTGCTTCACCCGTCAATCCGGCGGCCGGTGGCTTCGATCGCCTGTACGGTGAGAGTGTGGACCGGCAGATGGCGGACGGCGCTCGGTGGGATCAGCCGCACCTCTCGGGCACGCTCGACGCGACGACCGAGGCGGAGGGCTATCAGGATCCCGTCAAGTTCCACGCACAGATCAAGCGGGAGCAGGACAAGAAGCGCGCGCTGGAGCTGTACGGCTTCGACGACGTGCGCGATATCGTGGTCATCATCCCCGCGAGCTTCTACGACGCCTGCGGGTTCCGTGCCAAGGAGGGCGACAAGTTCATCTGGGACGGGCAGGAGTACGACGTGCTCCAAAGCGCGGGCGCGGGCTGGTGGAAGAACTCGAACATCCGCCTCTACCGAGTGCTCAACTGCGAGCACAAGCGCCTCGGATCGTGATGCAGACCGTCGCACGCATTTTTCATGGCAAGACTCTCAAGGTCCACTCGATCGACCGCGTGGAGGTCATGCTCGAATTGGACTTCGATTTCTTCGCCCGCAAGGTCTTCTCGCTGGTGTTGGAGTTCGACCCCGAGGATCTGGAAGAGGACGACTACAGCCGCGCGCAACACTGTCTCGTCGTGCTGCTCGGCGGCAAGCGCGTGATGGTCGAGCCCGAGATCGCAGTACGTGAGCAGTGGGGTCGGCGCAGCGATATCCCGTCGCGGGTGTTCCTGACGGAGCGCGTGCACGGGACGCCTATCGGATATACGGAAGGGCTGCCGGGGCACAACGATCCCGTGCTGGATGTCGCTCCCTTCTACAACAGCCTGTTCCCCGCCTTCGATGTCCAAGCCGTGAAGTCAGTGTTGAACGGAAGAGGTCGCCGTGGCTGATCGCCCTGGACATTCATTCGAGGACACGATTCGGCAGCACGATGTCGCGTTCTTCTCGTTCTGGGATGCGCTGCACGTCGATTACGGCGCGCTCGGTCTCGGGATCGAGGACAACGTGGACTCTCCGTTCGCGCCGATCGACCGCAACGACATCCCCATCATCAAGGTGTTCGCCACGCCTCAACGAGCTGTGGCGCGTATCGTGGATGAGCTGGTGATGAGCGGCTGGATCGCAGGGGCGGACGCTGGCGCACAAGCGGCGAACGCTGAGGTACTCCGCGAAAAGGCGGGGGAAGATTTTGGCGTGCTGCCCCTGCCCCTCATCACGATCATGCGGGAGGACCCGGTTCCCAACCCGCAGGACTCCGGCGTCCCCAAGTCGTTCCGAAAGCAGTGCTTCGACGAGGCGAACGGCGCGTACCAGACGCAGCGATGGCCGGGCGCGTGGGAGGTGTCGTACAACGTGACGGCGTGGAGCGTGAAGCGCGCCACGATGGTCTACATCCGCGAGTGGGTGATGTCGCAGGTCGGGGGCGTGGGCGGCAACGAAGGCGAGCTGTTCCTTCCAGTTCGGCATGAGTCGCCGTGGGGCGTCATCAACCAAGCGATGAGCCTCGACTCGATTACCGATCAGAGCCAGCTTGAGGGCACTGAGGACGCGCGGATGATCCGCACGCTCTTCACGTTCACGCTCAAGATGTGGCACTTCAAGCGGCCGGTGCCGCCGTCCGGCGTGGACCCCGGACAGCCCGGCTATGCGGAAGGTCAGATCCAAGCCGTCGAGGGCTTCAACCTCGAAGAAGCGGTCTTCATGCCCGGCGCTGCGCTCGGCACTGAACTCGATCCCGCCGACTTCGCGACCGACCCGACGCTGATCTCGCGGAGTCCGCTCGGGCTCAACATGTTCTCGTTCTACTTGAGCGACAACAAGATCCCGACGCAGTGGCCCAAGGCAGGCAACGCGACGGTGCGCCGAGGCAGCAAGTCCCCGCTCGGCATCGCGCCACACCCGACGTTGCGCATCGAGATGCAGGATCCGTCGGACGAGGTGCTGATCTCGAACCGCACGATCACGCTCGACAGCGACAGCCTTGCCATTATCACGACGGCGTTCGACTACAAGTCCACGGGCGCGGTCGAGATGCTGCTTGCTGAGAAGGCGGCGGGTGTGGGGCCAGCGTTCGCGAACTCGTACGCACAAGCGATGCCTGCGTCCGTCGGTTGGACGCACGGCCAGTTCTTCGCGCTCATCCGGCAGCCCGTCTACTCGATGAGCGTTCGAGGCACCGGCACCGCGCAGCTCGAACAAGCAGATGTCTCGCAGATCAACATGCGGCACGTCCGCTCACCTGTGACCAAGACGCTGCCCGACAGCACGACGCCGGGCGGGGGTCAGACGGTGTACCAGTGGGACACCCTCACGGAAGCGCGTACGCACCTCGCGGTCGTCGAGTTCAACGGACCCGCTGGCTCGGGAACGATCGACGTGAACGGAGAGATCTACACCGTGGACCCGACCGAGCAGAGCACGGGCTTCGTGGGCATCTTCTCCACGCCCTTCGGGGGCGGCTCGATCACGGTCTCGGTCGCGGATGCTCTCTCGCCTGCGCTTGTGTACGTGCAGGAGTATCTGGGGTTCTGGGACGGGACGGCGATCTAGTGGACGCCAAGCGGTGCATCTGCGTAGGGCGGGACTTCACCACGCTCCTGTCCGCGTGGTACGAGCGCACCCGTCCCAGGATCGCGGACGGTACGCAGGGGGTGCGGACGTGGAACTACCGGGACCTCCAGATGGCCGTTACGCTCATCCGCACGCTGTCGGAGCACAAGGGTCAGAAGGCCCCGTTCCTCGGTAAGTTTCAGCACCTCGATCACCACCTTGCGGAGTGCCCGTGTTCGCCTCGGTTCGAGGCTCCGAAAGCTGACCCGGGGGCTTGACTCCCCCCTGTAGACACGCCCCACCCTAGCCACCTAGACTACGAGCCATGAACGACGGAGATCACGTCGAGCAAGGGGACGAGGTTCCCGAGCCCACCGAGCAGCACCCGAAAAGCACCAAGAAGGCTGCTCGTCGGGAAGAACGATCTGCACCCAGGACTGCCGCGCGGCCCGCCCCTTCACCGAAGGTCGCTCCGCGTGTGCGCTTCCTGTCGCTTCGCAACCGAAGCGGGACCCTCCTCTTCCTGCCCGTCCTCAACGATGACGGAACCAAGAAGTCGCTCAGGATGGGCGCGAACGCCACGGTGCAAGTCCAAGAGGATTGCCTCACCGATCACGCGCGTCGCTTACTCAGCCAGGGCCAGATCTCGATCGACCCGCATCGGTAAAGCACACGAGGACACGTCATGGCACAGAGCCCCGGAATCATCACCAACGAAATCACCGTCATCCCGACCAGCCCGACGCTGGGGGTGACCCTCCCCGTGATTGTCGGCGGGGCCACGAAAGGCCCCGTAGGCACTCCGCTGCTCGTCACGAGTGAGACTGCTCTCATCCGTGCGTTCGGCCAACCCTTCGCCGACGACTTCGGCTTGCTGAGTGCCATCGAGTACCTCAAGCAAGGTACGCAGATGTTCTACCTGCGAGTCGCCGACGGGACGGAGCTGGCAGCGACCGTCGATGTCGTCGGCCCCGAAGGTGTGGCGGCCACTGGCTCGATCGCACTGTCGGGTCAGCCGAACGACGCGGACAACGTGGTGATCTCCGACGGGGTGAACCCGGCGCTCACGTTCGAGTTCGACTTGGCACAAGCGGCCATCGGTGACCTCACGTTCGGCGGGCTCCCGCTCGCGACCGAGACGATCACGCTCGACGACGGCGTGAACCCGGCCACGATCTTCGAGTTCGACACCGCTGCCGAAGCGACGGGCACGTTGACGATCATCGGCGGCCAGCCCACCGACGGCGACACGTTCCGCATCTCGGACGGCACGAACATCGTGGACTTCGAGTTCGACGACAACGCTTCGGTGGTCGAGAACCAGACGCTTCGTCGGGTCATCATCGGCGCGACGGTGAACGACACGCTGAACAACCTGCAAGCCGCCGTCAACAACGTGGCCTTCACGTTCAACATCACGGCCGCCAACCCGACGGGCGGCGACACGGTTCCGCTCACCAACGACAACACTGGTGTCGCGGGCAACGTCGGCATCATCGAGCAGGTCAACGTCTCGACCTTCCTTGGCTCGACTGGCATGGCTGGCGGCGACGACCTCACCGCTGGCGGCGGCAACGTCCCGGTCCGCATCGGTGCGGACGCGCAGGCAACCCGCGACTACATGCTCGCAGCGATCGCATCGGCTCCGTCGCTCGCCATCTCGGGCACGGCCAACGGCACCACGATCATCGACCTCGTGAACGACGCCGTGGGGATCGCGGGCAACGTGGCGATCACGAACGGCGCTACCAACGTGACCGAGACCGGCATAGCCGGTGGTACGGATGCGGGCGTCGGCGGTGGCAACGTCGCTGTTGCGGTCGGCAGCACGACCGCTATCACGGTCGAGAACCTGCGCCAAGCGATCAACAACCAAAGCCCCTTCGATGTGACGGCGCTTCCCGGCGCAGGCTCGATCGTCTCCTTGACCAACACGGTCGCGAACGCTGCGGCCGGTAACGTCGCCATCACGGGCACCGATGTCGCGGTCGTGCAGACGCTCGCGGGCATGGGCTCGGGTGTCGCCGCCGGTGCGCTGGTCGGCATGACCATCGCGGCCATCACGACCGGCACTTGGGGCAACGCGCTCTCCGTCGTGTTCCGTGCGACGCAGATCTCCGGGGCTGCTCCGGGTGCGTTCGACATGGACGTGATCGCGCCGGTCGGAACCAGCGGTGCCGTGCAGGTCGTCGAGACGTTCTTCAACCTCTCGACCGCGAGCGCCGACTCCAACTTCATCGAGACGCTGGTGAACACCGGGGTCGTGAACAAGTCGAACCCGAGCCGGTACGTCAACGTCACCGTCTCGATCGACCAAGACCCGGTGTCCGCGACCTACGTGCTCGGCACCACGCAGGCTGGCACCGACGGGATCAGCGGCCTTGACGACGCCGACTACATCGGCACCTCGACCGGCACGGCATCGACTGGCCTCCAGTCGCTCCGCAACGCCGAGTCCGTCCAATTCAACCTCCTGGCAGTCCCGGGCATCAACACCCGGGCCGTCATCCTGGAGGCCATCAACGTCTGCGAGACGCGACAAGACGCGCTCTTCGTCGTCGATCCGCCGCCGAACCTCACCGTGCAGGAGGCGGCCGACTGGCACAACGGCACTTCGGTTCTGCCGAACTCGCCGACCTCCCAGCTCGACAGCTCCTACGCGGTGCTCTACTGGAGCCACCCGACGACGGCGAGCCAGTACCTCCAGGCGAACGTCAAGTTGCCGCCCTCGTCCTTTGTGCTCGCGCAGTACGCGCTCGGGGACCGTCAGGTGGGCCACTCGTGGCGCGCGGTTGCGGGCGCACAGCGAGGCAAGATCGACGCCCTGTCGGTCGAGTTCTCGCCGGACCTCACCCAACGCAACCTGCTCCTCGGTGGCACGAACGCGGTCAACCCGATCGTGGCGTTCAGCGGAGACCAGGGGATTCAGCTCTACGGCAACGAGACGCTCCAACGCACGCCCGGCCCCACCGATTCGGTGCACATCCGGCGCGGCATGATCGAACTCAAGCGTGCGGCCGTCGAGGTCACGCGCGACATCCAGTTCGAGCCGAACGATCCGCAGACGTGGCGGAACATCGAACAGAAGATCCAGCCGCTCCTCGACTTCCTCGTTGGCGTCCGCGCCGTCGAGCCCGGTGCGAAGGTCGTGTCGAACTCCGACACGAACCCGCCCGAGCTGCAAGCGCAGAAGACGGTGAACGCGCAGATCTTCATCAAGCCCATCGGGGCGGCGGAAACGCTGGTCCTCGACTTCATCCTCGAAGCGATCGGCGCGGGTTCCCTGAACATCGTCAACGCCTGATCTACCGCCCTTCACTTCACCGCCCCCGATAGGAGACGACGACCATGCCCCTTGACACTCTGAATGCTAACCACATCGGTCAGGTTGGCGGTGGCTTCGAGCCGCAACGCCAGAACAACATCCTCTTCACCGTCACCGGGCTCGCGGGCAACGACAACGATGTCGTCACCCTGTCGTTCACGTCCGGTCCGTTGCCGAAGTCGAACATCGGCATCGTCGAGGTCCGGTTCCTCAACCAGATCCGCAAGTTCGCCGGTACGCCGACGTTCGACGACATCCCGATGGTCTTCAACGACTACGTGGATCAGGAGACGGCCACCGTGCTCGCCAACTGGTTCTACCTGTCGCACAACCCGGTGAGCGGCAAGACCTCGCTCGCGTCCGAGTACAAGAAGAACGGGCGCATGACCATGTACGGTCCGAACGGCGAGTTCGATCGCGAGTGGGAGATCCAGGGCGCGTGGATCTCCAACTACGATCCGGGCGACGCCGACATGGAAGGCGAAGACCGCGTGCGCATCACCGCAACCCTCACGATCGACAAGGCCATCTTCATCCCGTCCAACCTGACGGCGTAGAAGGCCCGGACCGCCGCATCTCTGGACGCTGTGTCCAGAGATGCAACAACCTAATCCTCCTGACACCGCAGGAGCCTTGATATGACGAAGATAGAACTCGGCTGGAACACCTACACGCTCCCGTCGCGGGGGCGTCTCTACGGCGAGCGGCTCCCCGGGGGAGAGGTCAAGATCCGCCCGCTGAAAGCTCGCGAGCAAGCGAAGCTCATGCAGCAGGGCGGCGGCATCGTGGGCAAGGTGGACGCCATCATCTCCACCTGCCTCCAGCTCCCCGAGGGGATGGCGGCGAAGGAGCTTCTGCTCGTCGATCGCTTCGCTGTCTTGCTCGCGCTGCGTACCAAGACCTTCGGGCCTGAGTACACGTTCGACTACCGCTGTCAGGATTGCAGCGAGCAGCAGAAGGGGCACATCAACATCGTCGAGGACTTCAACGAGCGCACGCCGGACGGCGACCTCGAAGAGCCCTTCGTGATCGAGCTGCCCGACGAGGGCAAGAAGGTCTACATGCGCTTCCTGCGGGGAGAGGATGAGGACCAGATCGCGAAGAACGCGAAGCGGATCAAGATGCAGTCGAACGACGGCGACGATCCGAGTTACCTGATCCGACTCGCGATGCAGATCGTCGAGGTCGAGGACGAGGAGCCGGAGAAGATCAAGTCGCTGGTCTTCCGGCAGCGGTTCATCGAGAACATCTCGGCGAACGACCTCTGCATCCTTGAGGATGCCATGAACGAACTTGAACCCGGCATCGACACCAGACTGTATTTGGAGTGCGGAAAATGTGCATACGTCAATGAGATGACGATGCCGTTTTCCGCAGGGTTTTTTCGTCCAAGACGGGGCCGTTGACCTCGAAACGATTGAGAGCAACATCTTCTTCCTCGTCTACGGCAGTCGCGGTGGCTTCACCAAGGCCGACGTGGACGACATGGACCAGGACGAAGTGTTCCGCTTCGCGCAGCGTCTCGCTGAGCAGCGGCGGAAAGAGAACGAAGCTCGGGACGAATCCAACCGCCGCGCCTCGAAGCAGCAGAAGAAGGGCCAAGCTCCACTCTGGAAACGGCTCACAGGCAAGCGATGAGCCCCGCGTAGACGAGCCCCTCGGCGGCCCCTAAACTCAACCCCCATGTGGAGGCAACGACATGGCCGCTGAATGGAACTCAGCCACCTTCCAGTTCGACCCTGTGGGCCAGTCCCACACGTTCTTGTTCATCATGGACAAGATCGAGAACTTCCTCACCATGTCGGGCTGGGAACGGCCGACGTGGGACGGGGGGATGTTCGGACCCGGAACCGAGGGTGGCCCGGACGCCGCTGCGACGGACGTTCGACACTTCATCCGAGCTGACCGCGCGACGCAGGGTCGGTGGCGCTACACCGGGGACCTCATCACGCAGCACGGCGGCATTGTGGTCTGGTATCACGCTGACCCGACCGCAGGCCCGTACGGACCCAACCTCGGGGGCTCGACGGACGCCGACGAGAGTGGCCCCCAGATCGTCATCCAGACCTTCTTGGAGAACACGACGTCCGACGGGGTGCAGATCTACACGCCGGACCACGACATTGAGACCGCCGGTATTCACCGCTTCGGTTCGATCCGCGTTCTGATCGACACCCTCGCGGTCAACAACTGGCTGCTCTACGGCGGCGAGGACGGGCTCTACCTGGAGGCGGGTCGTGATTCTTTGAACGCGAACCTCGGCCACGGCGCGATTATGACTCATGGGGAGATCCCGGAGTTCAACGCTACGCGCGACCTCGCGGACAAGTGGTCGGCGCAGGGGCTCGTGTGCGACATGCGGGGGAACTGCCGGTTCACCGAGGATCGCAACGACCGCATGGTCACCAACGACGGCACGGACAAGAACTTCACGGCGTCGCTGCAACCGTACGTTCCGCGAGGCACGTCGAGTATCGACTCGCTGTCCGGCAACGTCTTCGACGAGCGCCCCTACTACATCGGCTGTCGAGACAACTTCTTGTCCTCCACCGGGACCGGCGCGGCCTCGCTGTCTGCGGAGGTTGCGGGGGCCTCCGGCAACGGAGTCTCGACCAAGTTTGCGGCGAGCTTCGGCCTCATCAACACGCCGAAGAACGATCGGATCAGGATCTCCCCGCTCTTTATGATCCAGGAGATCGCACACATCAACGCGGGCGTGTCGAGCGTGGCGTCGTCTAACAACGTCATCGCGGTCACGAACGCGCTGCCGATGATCGACGTGCGCACGTATCGGCAAGTCTTCCGCTTCGTGGGTGCTGACCACACGCTCATCCCCTTCTTGAGTGTGGTGGATTCCGTTAGCGGAGCGACGTACCGCATCGGGCGTTTCGACGACAACGGACGCTTCTCGCAGTTCGGGATCGAAGTGCCCACCTCGATCATCGTGCTGCCGTAGGAGAACTGACATGACCGAGTTCGGACAGAACCTCATCCCCGCGATCTACGAGGACAACACATTCCGCCTTTTCTCGAAGGCGGGGTTCGCGAGTCACATGGTTCGTGCGTTGGAAACGGTGGGGATGATTCCTCTACGGGGCCTTTGGCCGTACGACCCGATCGCGCAGCCTGAGTTCCCGATTCAGCAAGGACAGTTCTACCTGTTCCCGTTCGACTACCCGGACGACGGCGGGACGTTGACGTGGAACGTGAGCGGTACGCTCTACCGCCCGTGCTTCGTGGTCGCCATGTGGCACGGTGCTGAGGATGTCACGACTAACCCCACGCGCCTCGAAACGCATGTGGTGGTCGAGAACGCGATCCGTCTCGATGGTGCGCCTACGATCGACAACATTTACCCGATGAGCCGTACGCGCGGGCAAACGGGGCTCGCGGGCTTCGGGGCCAACACGGCCACGTACACCACCGTCTACCCGGATCAAGACGGGCAGCAGATCCAGAAGGAGGACTGGCTCCCCTACGTGGGCAGCGGGGCCGTCAACCAAGCGACGCTGCCGGTCGGGCACATCTTTACTTACCTCGGACCCGGTGGCCTCCAGATCTACGTGGGCTCTGGGCCGACCCGTACGGCGTTCGGCGACATCATGGCGATGGGCGCGCTGTTCTGCGGAGCGCGACTTCCAGGGCGTGCAAAGCCCGTCACCGAGGACGGCAACCTCGGGCGCATGAACCCGGTCGCTCCGATGTATTGGGACCAGACCAGCGGGACCGCAAGCGGCAGCGTGTTCTGGACCACCTCGATCAGCGCGACCGCTGATCTGTATCGCCAGACCTTCCGTCCGAAGATTCACCGGATGCAAGCGGACCTCAAGTCCACGGACGAGATTGTGGACGGCTGGCTCTACAACCTGGAGAACGTCGAGTACCCGATCTTCCCTCTCTACCAGCCGGACACGCGCCCGAGCCCGCGTGAGATCTCCGGTGGCGGCGGCGGTCATATTCTTAGCTTCGGCGTGCAGGTCCCGGACTCGCGTGAACTCGACGTGAACGACAAGTACGGTCCGATCGTGCCTGAACTGAATGCGAGTGAGGTGCGTCCGCAATGGGAAGACGTGTTCACTGGCCTGGGCTGGCGCTTCTGCGACCAGAACGCTCCGCTTGGCGTGCACACGGATCCCAACACGTTGCTCGACTGGTGGCTCGTCCCCACTTACCAGTCGAACCAGCTCCTCGGGCTGTTGCACGAGAACGGCACGACCGTCGATACGCTCGCGATCGTGAACCTCACGGCTTTCGGATTCGACTATTACGACCTCACGGGCGCGAGCGGTTGGGGCAATGTGTTCCCGACCGCAGTGGTCATCATCGAGACGGGCACGAACGCGAACACTTGGGACGACGCGAGTGTCGCGGACGAGCAGACGTTCTTGGTCCCGGATCTCAACTCGATCCAGAACTACGAGGTCCAGTGGGACATCGCGGTCGATACCGGCGACGCGGACGATACGCTTTACCAGCTCACCTTCGACGCCAACAACCGTGACGATCCGCAGTCGGGCAGTAACAACTCTGAGGGCCTCAACGCCCTGACGCTCCAATACTTCTTCAACGGGGTCTGGATCGACAGAACGATCATCGAGTGCGCGGGAGACAACACCGCGTTCATCAACACGGCGGGTGAACTGAGCTACTCGACGCAGAACTACAACGCAGGGTTTATCCCGAAGGACACCGCGACCGGCACTCCGCAGCTCACGATTCGATGGGAGGTTCTTGGCGAGACGTTCCGTGGGTGCGACGGCGCAGTCGGGAACATCCGCATCAACAAGTTCCGTTACCTGTGATCCCCCGACATGGTGGATGTCAATCTCTCTGGACTGCCGCTAGGGCACGCGGGCGAGTTTCCTCTCGAAGCTGAGCAACAACTCACCCACACATTCACCTTTCAACGGGCGATCGGGGACGGTGTAGGCAGCGAACTTCTGACCGCCCTGGCGTCCGCCAACATGACGGGCTCGGTGATCTCCACCGTCGTCGGCATCGTCACCGGCACGCCCAACCTCGCCGTGCAGGGCGGACTGATCCTCGAAGCGATCATCCCGGCGGGCTTCTTCGGCGCGTACCAGAACCCGGACCTCGCGCTCGGGCAGGCCAACTTCGATGGCAGCTTGGTCTACAACGACCAGACCAACAACTTCGAGGAGTGGCATCCGTTCTCGATCTACGCCGGGACGCTGATAACCGGCACGCTCATCGTCAACGCGACGATCGGCGGCACGGGTGCGCCGGGCGAGCTGTTCCCGGCTGCGGTGCTTGAAGGCGGGCTGTCGTTCGAGCAGTTCATCGGCGACGGCGACGTGCCGGGCAACGAATTGCTCAGCGCAGCCGCTACGGCGAACATGACGGGCTCGCCCGACCCGCTCAAGGACGGCGGCTCCCCTCCCTTCGTGCACTTCAACGGTACGGACGAGTACCTCACGCACCCCGTCACGGCTGACGGTGAGCTTCGCGGCGGCGCGAACTTCTCGTGCGTGGTCGTCTTCGACCCCGAGGCGGTTGAGCAAGGACAGTCGGGCGTGCTGTGCGGTAAGCACGACCCGGGCTCGACCGAATGGGGATGGCGCGTCGCGTGGGACGACACCACTGGATTCATCTCAGTGACCGTCTCCAGTTCGGCCACGGGCGCAGACCGTGCGGATCGTTCGACGGACACGACCGACATCCGGGTCCGCACCGTCTTCGTGTTCACCTGGGACAGTACGGCCTTGGAGATGTACGTCGCGGGCGCGTC